GTGGAGAAGAACTGATGAAAATATTTATTTCAGGTAAGATAAATGGATGTAAAAATTATAGAGACATATTCAATGAAGCTGAAAGCAAACTTATAGAAACAGGCTGCACAACAGTAAATCCGTGTATTGTTTCGGATAAGGTTACAAGATGCCTTTCTTCTTTTGGTATGAAACCGGAATTAAAGGATTTTATGAGGGAAGACATAAGGGAACTGTGCGGTTGTGATGGCATTTTTATGTTGAATAACTGGACTGATTCTGAAGGTGCTACTTATGAATTCCTTATTGCCAAAAAGGTGTTGGGTATACCAATATTCTTTTCAGTTGAATCACTTAAAGAAGAGTTACTTAAGAGGACTGTATGAATAAAAAATACTGTATGGGAGAAAAAACTAAAAGACCGAAGATATCCGGATGTCAGAAATGTGCTCATCTTGTTAGAGATACAGAAACAGAAAATACAGCTGAAGAATGGATAGAAGCAAATGAAAAATGTCCATATTTTGAGGTATGGAATCCAAGTAAAGAAAACAACGATTAGAACTGTGTCAAATTTAGGAGTCAGTATGGATAAACCTACAATAGAACAGGTAGCATGGGTGTTTGAAAAAATTGTTGAGAATGCTGATGTAAAAGGTTCTTATCGGCATCTTATCTATGACTGCATGGGTTTTGGTCCTGAAGCATATGCACCTTTATATAGAGCTGGTGGAATGTTTATAACAAATGAATTAGGTGGTGGATGCAGGATTATTGACAAAGTTAAGTATAAAGTATACAAATTGAAAGTTAAAATACATAAATTAGGATGGAAATGATGGCTAGAACATTAGCAAGTATACAAAGAATATCTGAAATTGTTCCAATTGAAGGAGCTGATAGGATTGAATTGGCAAAAGTGTTAGGTTGGCAGGTAGTAGTAAAGAAAGGTCAATTCAAACCTGGGGATTTGTGTGTTTATATAGAAATAGATTCTATTGTTCCAGACAAACCTTGCTTTGAATTTATGCGAGATAGAAAGTTTCATGTAAAAACAATAAAATTGAGAGGGGTATTATCGCAAGGTTTAATAATGCCTTTAGCTGATGTTGGTTTGACAGGTACATATAAGGAAGGAGATGATGTTACTAATATTCTTGGAATAAAAAAGTATGAACCACCAGAAGTTGCAGAAAAAGTAACACATAAGAAAAGTTGGTTTGAAAAAGCATTTCCATTTTTGTATAAAAAGAAAGTGCCAAGGGAATTTCCTAAACATTTAGTACCACAAACTGATGAACCAAGGTTACAGTCATTAGGGAATGAATTTTTGGAAACATATAAAGATGTTCCAATTTACATTACTATTAAGATGGATGGAACAAGTGGTACTTTTATTTGGTACAAAAAGAAATTTTCTGTAGCTTCAAGAAATGTATGGATGCAAAAAGAGAATGATAGTGTTTATTGGAGAGTGGCAAAAGAAGCAAATCTAGAGAAAGCAATGAAAAAACTATTTAAGAATAGGAATGTAGCTATTCAAGGAGAAATTTGTGGGTCTAAAATACAAGGGAATCATTATAAATTTGACTCATTGAAATTATTTATTTTTGGTTGTTATGATATTGATACACAGGAATATTATACTCCATATGATTTGGAAACGGTTGCAGATTTATTGTGTTTTTTTGGAGCAAAAGTTAATTATGTTCCAAGATTGCCAATTAAAGGTGTAAAATATATAAAAGATATTGGACTGAATGTTGATGATTGGTTAAAGTTAGCAGAAAGAAAATCTGTATTCAATCCTGACAGTTATGATGAAGGAATTGTAGTAAGAAGTGTAGATAATAAGCCATATGATGTAAAAGGACTGAATGGCAAGAGATTCAGTTTCAAAGTAGTTTCAAATGCTTATTTGATGCAGTATGGAGTATGAATTATGAAAGCATGGGTTGTAGTTTTATTGGTATTTCTGTTATTGTTGCAGTCTTCATCAGTCAATAACAGAAATAAGATACTGAATGATGGTACTGTTATAGAAGTACTGTCTGTTTATGAAGTTGCTGAACTTATTACAGGAGCACCAGCAAATATACTGAAAGCTATAGCAATAACAGAATCTAATGAGAATGATGGTGCTGTGGGTGATGATGGTACCAGCAGGGGAAGAATGCAGCTGAATGAATTATACCATGATGAACGGGTAATGAAGTATGGCGAGTATGACCCACACAATTCTTTGGATTCAGTTATTATTGCAGGATTTCTGTTTATGGATAATCTTAACCGTTTGGGTGATGTTGATAAAGCTATTGCAGCACATAGACAGGGAGTCAGCGGGGTTAAGGAACATGGTGATACAGAATGGTATGTAAAGAGAGTTAAAAGTAACTTATAGAAAGGTTTTAAGTTTATATTTGTACTGTAAAGTGTAGTATTAGTACGTTGAATGGTGCAAATATAAAGTATTTTATTCATTCTGATATTATTAAGGTGGTAGTGAGATGAAAGGTGTGTTTTTGACTGAAGAACAGGTCAAACTGATGCGTGAAGCATTAGATTACGGACGCTCCACAATGCCCAAGTATTTGTATGACAAAACAATATCTTTCCTAACTCCTATTGAGATACCAAAGGAAACGAAGGAAATGGCAAAACAGATATATGCTGGACAAAAGTCATTATATACAACGATGGATAGAAGTTTTGACCAGATAATGGCTAGTTTTGATAAAATTCTTGATAAAATCTATATGTATCTTATCCTGTCTGCACAAGATGAAGGATGTGATAAAAATGATAATAAGATAGCTGAATAGATGTCTAGATTCAGTCATAGAAAATAAGTAATATACCTATTACATATCTTGTAGGAGGGTGTATGTATAAACATGATGGGGATAAGATGCAAAAAAATACGGTTGATGACTGTTATGCTTGGATTGAGGGAACACTACCATTTCTTGATGAGCTGTATTTAATAATACAATCACAAATAGAATTGGGAACTGTTAGTGGGGATAAATATAGGAGATATGTAGAGTCTATCAGTCAATTTATTGAAGCTGGTAAAAAGCTGTTACAGAATAAAGAATGATATTATGAAATACTTCCTTGATTTGTTTTCCGGTATTGGTGGTTTTGCTCTTGGAGCATATCGGGCTGGACTGAAATTTGATGAGCATTATTTTAGTGAGGTTGATGATTATGCAATCAGAGTCTATAAACAGCGGTTCACAGATGCAATTGGACTTGGGGACATCAGAAAAATCAGAGGACAGGACCTTCCGAAAGGTGACTGGATTACCTGCGGAGGGTTTCCCTGTCAGGATATTTCTGTCGCTGGCAAGGGAGCTGGGCTGGCAGGTGAAAGAAGCGGATTATGGTTCGAGTACGCACGGCTCATTGGCGAGGTACGACCACGATATGCAATCATGGAGAACGTCGGAGCCTTATCTTTTCGAGGACTTGAAACCGTCCTTGGTTCGCTTGCCGAAATCGGGTATGATGCGGAATGGTGTAATATATGCGCCTCTGATGTTGGAGCGCCGCATAAACGGGAACGATTGTGGATTGTGGGCTACCCCCACAGCGTGCGAATGGAAAGGCAGGGGGCCAAATTCCAAACAGCAAGGACTGGCAGAACAGGTAAAGATGTGGCCGACACCAGCAGCAAGAGACTGGAAAGACGGAAGGAAACCATACTCAAGGAAGAAAGATGGCACAGCGACACAGGATACGATAGGAAGAAGATTGGCAGCAGCTGGAGAAACAGTCAATGGGACTCTGAACCCGGTTTTCGTCGAGTATCTAATGAATTACCCTAAAGGATGGACAGACCTTGACGCTTCTATTGTTTCCCATTATACTATGGGTATCAGTATAATAGGAGATAATAATGCCAAGACCCAAAAAGATCGATCCGGTCAAGAATTGCCAGTTTTGCGGGAAGCAACTTATGAGGAAAATAATCAACGGAAGGCTGGAAGATCGGGGAATATTCCTGAAACGGAAGTACTGCAATCAGGATTGCATGGCGAAAGCATTTATCAAGAAGAATGTGGAAATAACAACCATGCACAAGAGGGCGCAGAAATACAAAAAAACCTCTTGCCAGATATGCGGAGCGACAACGAAATTACAGGTTCATCATCAAGACGGGAACCCGATGAACAATGCTCTGGACAACCTGATAACCTTGTGCGGCTCCTGTCATCTGAAATGGCATTGGACTCATGGGAAGAAGAATCCAAAACGCCAGACTGTTTGCAAAATATGCGGAGAGCCTTCGAGGAAATTGGATATGTGCCAGAAACATTATCAGAGATTCAGGAAGTATGGCGATCCATGTCTGACGAAGAAAAAGATTGGATCAAAATACGAATTAGTACAAGACATTCCTGGTGTGAAGAATGGCCAGGGGTTCCAAGAGTAGCATCCTCAATACCCTCTAGGGTGGACAGACTTAAATGTCTCGGAAATTCAATTGTCCCTCAAATTGCAGAACTGATTTTTGAGCAGTCGGTATTTGATTCATGGAGAACTGCATGATAAACAGTTTATAAAACAGGAAAATTATGAATTATAAAGAAGCATGGATAAAATATTATTCAGTGAAAAACTGGAAAGAAGCTGGAAAACATGTTGACTGGAGTTACAGTATAGAAGATGATACACTTTATCTGTATTTACAGGGCAGTTATGAAAGTATTGACTGGTTACGGGACTTTATGTTTCTTCCTATAAGAATAAAGTGGCTGAATACTGTTTTTTGGATTCACAGGGGTTTTGCTGAAATGGTGGAGGATTTATACAGTAATAAGGACTTTCAGAGTATTTTTGATTTTGGTGTGCCTGCAAATCTTGTACTGATAGGTCATTCATCTGGTGGAGCTATGGCAATTATTATGTCCCTTATTGAACTGCTGGATTTCAAATCTATAAAAATTTATACATTTGGTGCTCCAAGACCATTTTGGATTCACAGTATGCCTGAATTGTATAAAAAGTGTACTGTTAGTATTACCAATGTAAGTATTAAACATGATTTGGTACCTTATCTGTTGCTTCCTTTTGGATACCGTAAGAATACAGGTGAGTCTGTAGTTCTCAAGTCTGTGTATCATAATTTTATAAAGAATCATTATCCTGATACCTACAATAAAGTTATAACAGAAAGTGCTTGACAGAATACAGTATATAGTGTAGACTGATAACTGATAGGAGAAATTAATGAATAAGTGCCTTTGGAATGTCAAAGCAGATTTTCCATGTTTCCTCCTCCTTTTTATTCCTTTCCTTTTCCTCCTGTCAACTCTGTAGAGACATTCCAAGGGCTTTCTTTTTCAAACAAACATTATGAAAATAGCTGATTACAATGACAGTATTATAGTCTTAAAGTTTTTTGGCAATGACTTCGATAAAGGACTGGAAGAAGTAAAACAGCTTACAGGTCCTTATTATGTAGCTGCCGGAAAGTTCTGGACTGCACCTTATACTGAAACAAACATAAAGAAACTTAAAGAATTTAACTGGGTATTCACTGAAAAGCTGAATGCTGTTATTAATACAGACCCTGTTAAAGAAATATCAGTAGATGAAAATGAACTTAAAGGTATGTTTCCATTTCAGATAGAAGCAGTAAAATGGCTTGAATCCAGAAATGGTACTGGTCTTATTTCAGATGAGATGGGAATGGGTAAAACAGTAGAAGCAATAGGATATGCTAACATACATAAAGACAAACGTCCAGTACTGGTAATATGCCCTGCTTCAGTAAAGATGAATTGGGGAAATGAAATTGAAGAATGGACAAAATGTAAAGATTATACAATTCTCTATGGTACAGAACCTTCAGAAATAAGTTACAGTGATTGGATTATTATAAATTATGATATATTGAGTTACTGGCTTCCTGTTCTTAAGGAAATGAAGATAAAGATAATGATTCTTGATGAATCACAGTATATAGCCAATAATACTACAATACGTACAAAATCGGTAAAAGAGTTAAGAAAAGCGTATAAGGACATACCATTAATCTGTCTTTCAGGAACACCAATACGGAACAGACCGTCAGAATTTTTTACTACACTGAATCTTATGGCTCCAAAAGTATTTCCAAGCAGATACAAGTACTTGCATGAATTCTGCAATCCTGTTTTTAACGGGTTTGGATGGGTATATAATGGTGCTTCTCATGTGGATGAATTGCATACACTAATAAAACCATATATGCTGCGGAGAACAAAGAAAGAAGTGGCTTTGGAATTGCCTGATAAAATAAAGACAATAGTACCGCTTGAACTTGAAAATGTGGAAATGAAGAACTATACTGACGCAGAGAAAGAGTTTGCAGAATGGCTGAACAATCATTATACTACACTGATGAAAGAAAAGGAATTGTTGGAGCATTTACGGCAGTTAGCATATCTTGCTAAACGGAAAGCAATGTTACAGTGGATAAGTGATTTTATTTCTACTGATGAAAAACTTGTGGTTATGGCTTATCATACGATGGCTATAGATGATATTTACAGTAAATTCAAAAATGTAGCAGTTAAGTTTGATGGTAGGACTAACCAGCTTGATAGACAGGCAGCTATTGATACATTCCAGAAAGATATCGATAAAAAATTATTTATTGGACAGATAAATGCTGCCGGTGTGGGAATCACTTTAACGGCTGCACATTCGTTGGCATTTGTAGAATTTACTTATACTCCAACAGACCATTTACAGGCAGAAGACAGAATACACAGGATTGGTCAGGATGCTGAAATGGTGAATATTTACTATCTTGTGGGTTTCAATACAGTTGAAGAAAGGATAACTAAAATAATAGACAGAAAGAACAATATAGTCAGTGAAGTTGTTGATGGTAAAGAGAATAAAGTGTTTTTCGGTGAAGAAGACATACTGAAGGAACTTACAAAACAGTATAAAAACAGGAAGTACTGATGGAACTTAAGACAGTTGATTTAAGCGCAGAAAGGAAATTACTTACAAATCTTATAGTTTCCGATGAATTCTGCAAACGTATTTTACCAATATTCAGTCCGACATACTGTAAAAGTGAGTATGCCAGACTGGTAAGTGATTGGGTAGTAGAATTTTATAATGTTTATAAGAAAGCACCAAACAAAGCAATAGAAGATATTTATAAAAGTAAAACTGCTACCTTAAGTGATACTTCAGTATCAGACCTTATAGCTGAATTTTTACAGAGTATATCTGATGAATATGTTCAGACAGTTAATAATATTGAATACGATATCACACAGGCAGAACAGTATATCAGTACAAGGTCAATGGAAATACTGGTAGAAAACATAAAGAAATCATTACAGAAAAATGATATACTTCAGGCAGAAAAGTTTATAGCAAACTACAAAAAACCGGAAGTTGTTTCTGATGCCGGTGTAGACATTCTAAATGATACAGCTTTGGTGTCTGATGCATTCAGTGAAGAGGATGAGATACTGTTCAAATTTCCTAAAGCACTTGGTGAACTTGCAGGGGAGTTTCACAGAGGTGATTTTGTAAGTTTCTTTGGTCCACAGAAACGTGGAAAGAGCCAGATGCTGTGGTATTCAGCAGAAACAGCAATGTTTAAGGATTTGAAAGTAGTATTTTTTACTATGGAAATGACAAGAAAACAGATGATACGGAGAGGTTGGAGGTCTATTGTAGGACAGACAAAAGCACCGATGACAATAAAATTCCCATATTTTGAACAGAATACTGATAATCTGAAATATGATATATTGTATAAAGACATACATAAAACAGGAGTTGATGCTACAAAGATTGAGTATCAACAGAGCAAGTTAAAAAAGATGTTACGGAACGGTTCTGTACGGATAATGTCAATTCCTGCATACCGTTCTACTGTGGAGGATATTGAAAATCACCTTGATGTATTACAGTTGTATTCAAACTATGTTCCTGATGTAGTGATAGTGGATTATGCTGATTTACTTATTCCAAGCAGATACAGAGGAACAGAATACCGGCATCAGCTGGATGATATCTGGAAGGGGTTACGAAGAATATCACAGGAACGGAATATACTGGTTATTACAGCATCACAGACAAATAAAGATACCTTTGACAGGGATGTAAGAAAAAATGACAGTGCAGAAGATAACAGAAAAGTAGGACATATTACATGTGGTCTTGGACTTAATCAGAAAGAATCAGAGATAGAAAAAGGAATAATGCGTGTAAATCAGCTGGTTATCCGTGAAGAAAAAGCTGTTACTGAACAGGTTGTTGTATTGAGTTGTCTTGATATATGCAGACCTGTGCTGGACAGTAAGTTTGTACATGAAATAAATCTTGAAGAAGATATACCACCAGATGCGGCTATACATAAGAAACGGAAAAGATACAGGGAGGATTGAGTATGAAACTGATAAAGAAAGATTTTCAGAATGCTGTTAAAACAGCTATGATGGCTACAGCACAGGATTCTACTGTGTATGCAAGTGGGGACTGTCTGCTGTTTGATAAAGGCACAATATATTCGTATAATGGATATATAAGTATAGCAAAGAAGTTTGCTATAGAAGAACCGTTGGAAGGGGCTGTACGGGCAAAGGAACTGAACAGTATCCTTGGTAAGTTGCCTGATAAGGAACTTGAAATTACTGACAGTGAAAAGTCATGGAAAATAAAATCCGGAAAGTCTGTTTATGAACTTATCAAGAAAGCTGGACTTGAACAGGACAGTATAGAAAGGATTATTCCTAAAAATGATGAATGGATTCCTGTTCCTGATTTACTGTTTGAAGCACTTGATTTCTGTACTTTAAGTAGCAGTACAATGAGTACAAATATCTACATGTCCGGTACTACTGTTTATGCTACTGACGGTTTCAGAATTTACAAGTACACGTTGGATATTCCAGTAAAAGAAAACATACTATTTGATACACAGTTGGCTAAAAGTGTGGTGAGTTTTGGTACTGCACAGGAGTATGATGTAACAAAAGGCTGGCTGCATTTCAGAGATTCTGAAGGTTCAATTATATCAATCAGAAGAGCCAATGTGTCTCAATATCCTGTAGATGATATAGAAAAAGCAGTAAAAGACAATATAGATGATACCTATCAGAAATGTGCTATTCCTGAAACACTTCTTGATGTTGTTAACAGAGCTTCCATACTGTCAAAAGAGATAGATGATTACAGTTCTATTCTTATGAAGCTGAATAGGGATGGAATTATTGTAAAATCCAGCAATGAATATGGAAATTTTGAAGAACTGATAGAAACTGAAATGCCTTATGATGCTACATTTATAGTGAGTGTAGCAATGCTGAAAGACTGCCTCAAAAACACCAGTTCATTCTATGTGAAGAAAACAGCAGTAAAAGGTACTTACAGGGAAGCTCTTAATCTGGTATTTTACAGTGATAATGGAATAAAAATACTGTCGACAATGGACTGATATTATGGCACGTTCATTTTTTGATAAAAACAAACTGCTTGAAATCAATTACAGGGAACCTGTTATCAGAGCAAAGAAAAGCAGTTCTGTTGGATGTGAAGAATGTGGTCTTTATAAGTACTGCAACAGTCCCAAAATGGAAGTAAGTGGTAAAGGAAGACTGGGAATTCTTATCATAGCAGAAGCACCTGGGGCTGATGAGGACTTACAGGGTACACAGCTGGTAGGTAAATCAGGTAAGATGCTTCGTGAAGTATTGCATCTTATGGATTTGGATTTAGACAGGGATTTCTGGAAAACAAATGCTGTATCATGCAGACCACCGAATAACAAAACACCAAGTCCTTTACAGATAAATGCCTGTAGAAGCAGAGTAAAAGAGGTAATAAATAAGTATAAGCCTAAAGTGATAATCCCTATGGGTAATACTGCGATGATATCCCTTGTAGGGGATAAAATGACAGGCAGAATAAAAGGTTTATCTATGACTGACTGGGTGGGCTGCACTATACCAGACCAAGATTATAAATGCTGGATATGTCCTACATGGCATCCTTCCTATATCATAAGGAATGAAGATGGAAGTGAAAACAGTGTTGTTAAAAAACAGTTTATAAGCAATATCAGGGAAGCAGTAAAACTTGCAGAAACACCTTTTTATACAAGCAATTATTTAGGTGATTGTATAGTCATAGACAAAGTGGAAGAAGCTGTAGACATACTGCATAAAATGGAAAAAGCACCTGTCGTAGCATTTGATTATGAAACAACTGGTAAGAAACCGTACAGGAAAGGACATAAAATTGTTTGTGTTTCTGTTTCGGATGGTCTGTTCGGATATTCTTTTCCGTTCTTTGATGATGAAGTTTTCAGGAATGTCTGGAAAGGTTTTCTTTTAAGTAAAACACAGAAAGTAGCGCATAATGCCAAGTTTGAACGGTTGTGGACCAAAGTACTGCTGGGATACTGGCCAAGGAATATCAGATGGGATACTCTACTAGCAGCGCACATTCTCAATAACAATAAAAAAGTTGGTTTGAAATACTTACTCTATACAACATTGGGGATTATAGGGTATGATAAAGATGTGGACAAATACATTGAATCAAAACCTGAAGAGGAAGAACTCTATGGTGCCAATGCTTTCAACAATATTGATAAAGTAGATATCTATGATTTGATGAAATACAATGCTATGGATTCTTTAGGTACCTATAAACTGTATGAATACCAGAATAGTCATTTTACAGATAACTTACAGAGAGCTTTATCTTTGTTTATGGATGGTGAGGAAGCACTTACAAAAGCTGAATACAATGGTATTTATTATGATACAGAACAGGCGGATAAACTGAAAGTGAGTCTTGATAAACGGTTGGAGTTTATTGAGAATCTGGT